TCGATATAGCCACCGAGAGAGCCAGCTACAACTACATCAAAATTAATAAGGGCTTTAATACGGTAGAGTGTTTTTCCGTTTGGTGCGGTAATAGTATCGTTTTTGAGCAATTCGTATTTTTTCTGTGTCATTTTTGGTTTCCTTTAGGTACAAAAAAGCCCTCACGAGGAGGGCGTTTAGGCAATAAAAAAGCCACCGTAAAAACGATGGCTCAGGGCTAATTCATCACACTCAACTCAGCCATCGTCACATCTAGCTCAAGCAAAAAGGCTTGTACCTCTTGCTCGATTTCTTGAATTACCGCCTCATCACGGGGAATACGTTTACAGAAATAAGCGAGGTTATCGGGTAGGCGGTTGTCAAAGCTGACAAAATCGCACCATTTTCGTCCAGTTACAGCCATTTGCCATTGCATTTGTTTGTAATAGCGGTCGATTGGCTCTTTTTTGCGGAGCGTTTCAATATGGGTGGCAGTGTTTGGGCATTTGATTTCGATTAAGCCATCTGCACCCACTAATCCATCAGGGCTTGCTCCTGCAAAGTTGATTTCGGGGTGGTCGATAAAACTCACTTCTTCCACGCTTTCACCTGTTTCTAATTGATACCAGTTGCGGGCTTCGGCTTCTAGGTCGTTGCCGCGTTGCATCGCGGTGGATTTATAACCCTCTTCAACCTTGCCCGTTAAGCGTTCACACAATAATTGCATCAGGTAATTTTGGCGGCTGGTGGAATAGCCGCTTTTGGTTTTTGCCATTAAGTCGGCAATTCTGGAGGCGGTAACTTTGCCACGACGTTGTTCGAACCATTCTGGCGTGCCTTGTAAAACTGCCATCTACGCCTCCTCATATTCCGCTTCTTGGATATTGTCATATTGTTTTGCGTTTTCCTTAATTCGGGTGATTTCATTCATCCCCACGATTTTACGCTGCTCTTTGGTTAGCGTGGTTTTCCAATAGGTTTCTAAATGGCTCGTGCCTTTTTTCGCTTCCTCTTCAAGCGTAAACACTAACGCCTCAAACTCTGGGTTAGTCAAATTACCTGTGGCTGCCGATTTTGCAGGTGTAATATTTTGTGGGGCTTTGTCGCTTTCTTGGAGGCGTTCTGCTTCGTCAGGCTCATAAATACCTGACAAGCTAAAGGCAACACGGGCACACTGAATCGCTGCCTTATGGCGTAACATTCGTTTAGGATATTTTCGCCAAGGGTCAGTTTCACGCTTGCATTCATCTAGGTATTCTGTGACGACGGTCGGACGCTGGCGGTCTTTGCGATAGATTTTACAAGTGCAGCTTTCTGCATCTTGCTCAAATTCGATGCCATCAAATTGTGGGTGTTTGTTGATGATCGCATACCAACCATCTACGCCTACAATGGGGATAATCCCCCCTTTATTCGGAAAGGCGTAGATTTCATTTGTCCAAGGATTCAATTCATATTGGTTTGCTACTACCAGTAAAGCCACCATTTGATCAGGTGTTACGTTTTGCCCTTTGAAGGCGGTTGCCATTAGCGTTTGAGGTAGGTTTTCACTGCTGCCCATTTCAAAGCGTTCAGCGAGTTTGTGGGTTAAGGTATTTAAAGCTGTGGTCATTTTCTTTTCCTTTTAATTGGATTAACCGCTTGCCCATTGCAATTTTACTAATACCATTAAGCTATTAAGTTTAAGGGAAGGCAAGCGGTTAAATTCGTTACAGATTTTGTGATTGGGTTTTCTTGACCATATCGGCAAGGGCTGAGAACATTTCAGGCTCAAGTACGATAGTGTTGGCGTTTGCTCTTCGATCTAACATTAAGCGAACGTTACCGTTTTTATCAACGAGGTAGCCATTTAAACCGTAAGGGGTAAATGGTTTGCGTTTTACAATAGTTGGTTTTGTTTTTGGCGTATTGTTTTCACTTATCATTTTGGTATTCTCAGGAGGGTAGCCATCATTAAATTTAATCACAGTGGTTTCTGGTTGATGTTCCACTTCTACGTTCGATTTTTGAGTTCTGGTCTCGGTAAGTGGGTTGGTTTTGGCTACTTTTCCTTTGTTGTTAAGCTCAAATTGGATTTCAGTCTCAGTGGTTTTGAGAAGGGGGATACGGGTATTGTTTTGTAAGTTGTAATCTTCTATTTTTCGATTCAAGGAGCGAATGCAATTCACTTTATTGGCAAAGGTAATTGTTTTTGCTACTACAACGTGGCTGATAATAAGCTCGCCTTTATAATGGTTTTCAGCTAACTTTAATACTCTGACTTTATTCATTGGATTTCCTTGCGGTGGGTTAAATTCTTACAATGGTTTGCGTTCGCCCGTTATCGGATTGACCAAATAACAAGTGTTATCCCATTTTGGGATTGGTGGTCGTCGTTTGGCAATCACGCCTGTTTCGGGCGTTTTTCTGGATTGCGGCATTTCAAGTGGTTGCTTGAAACGAAAGCCGTCGAGGGCATTTCGTCTTTCGATTTCACGGGCAAGATGTGCTCTTGCGGATTCTTTACTTTTGAAATTGGAGTTGTACACAATGATGCGGTTGTATCGAACTCGTGCGTACCAAAGCCCTCCGTTTCGATGGGTGATTTCACAGGTGGCGTCAATCATGCGGGGCTCCTAAATTCACACAGGTGGCAAGTGGGAATGTTTTTGGGAATCACGGGTTCAGGTTGGCTGTCGAGGCAACCCCCAAGGCTTAATACTGCACAAAAAAGCAGGGCGAAGAAAATGCCTGTCAGGACCTTAAGCAAGGTTTGCATATCGTTTTTCCTCTTGGTGTTCACGCAATTGTTTTTGAATAACGAGGTTACCAATCAATGCCGCAACAAAGGTGGGTTTGTCGGCTTCTGGTAAATCGGTGTAAAATGAGTAGAGCGTTCCCATTGCGTTGATTTCATCATCTAGGAAAGCTTCTATTACTTTTGTGAATTTCTGGAGTTTCATATGATTACCTTTGGCTATAATTGTCCGTATTGTGCAAAGCAAGATGTCGCCTTTACTGTTCGTCATATTGCCAGCAATGTTGCCGACACGGGGAAATATCGTGGACAGACCGTACATAATGTGTTTGCGACTTGTAACCATTGTTTTAATGGTATTTCGGCAATGTATGTGCTCAACGATAGCGACCGATACATCAATGGTATGCCCTCAGCTAATGGGTTGATTTCAGCCGTTCACGATAACATCGTGCATTTTTATGATGATATTTTTGAGCGTAAGCTGGCTTGGTTTCCTGAAGCGTTAAAACCTGATGTGCCAGACCATTTGCCTGAAGACGTTAAGCGTAAATTTACCACTGCTGAGAAGTTGTATTTTTTATCGCAACACGATGGTGATCTGTTTGATTCAGCAGGTACGGCGTATCGCACCGCATTAGAACTCGCATTGAAACACCTAGACGATAACAGTGATAAAAATCTCAATTGGCGAATCAATCACTTGGTTAAAAATCAGGTATTAGTAAAACCAATGGGCGATTTTGCTCATCGCATTCGGGTTCTGGGCAATCAAGGCACGCATAGTGACATTTCATTTGCGGAGCTTGGCGAACTGCGGTTGTTTACGCAGTTGTTTCTGCAATATACCTTTACGCTACCTGCGATGATTCCTAACGTTGCTCAAGTAACTGGCGTTGTTGGTTAAGGGCGTATTGCAACACCTCTATCATTCCTTCTCGTTTTTCAATGCGGTCTTGGAGGTAGCAGATTTCGCATTCGATATCGTATTGGCTTGGCATGTTCGGTTGCATAAATTGTGGGGTCATTTTTCTTTCCTCTTTCGGTGGAAATTTCATCAAAAGCTTAAATTTAGGGTGCAAAAAACCGCCCCACGCCTTTTTAAGGTCTTGAGTGGGGTGTGAGGCGGTGGGAGTATTCAAGGATTACTTGGTCACTGCTCGGTTAATGAGGCTGATAGCACGTGTCCAGTTTAGGCGTTCGGATTGTTGGAACGGCTCAACGAGGCGTGCGATGGTGTCTTTGGTTTCGAGGTAGTGTCGTTTGTATTCGTGGTGGTGGCTGTAAACCTTTGCACTGAAACGTGAGCCGATTGCCTCAAGCGGTTTTTCGAGTTGACCGAGTAGGGTGTTCATTTTGCTGTGAGAGCACCATAACCAGACAAGCTGTTCGAGTTCGTATTCGGTGAATTCGAAGGTGTATTTGTGTTCGACAAGCGGTTGGATTTGATTTGCGTTTTGCGATTCCGCTTTGTGCATTGCGAGGAAAGCACGCAGTACAATCAGGTGGAATTTTGGGGAAATCCACATTGCGTAGCTTAAAACAAGTTCTTCACAGACGTATGTGCCGCCTTGTGAACCGCGATAAACTTTTACGGCTTGCGTTTGTCCGTCGCTTTCGATTTCTGCGATGAGTTCTTTTGTTGTTTCTAAGCGAATAAAGCGGAATGGTGCATGTTTATTCTCACTACCACTGGCTTGATGAAGATCGTTTAATGAATATAGATTTTCAAAAGTGCGGATAGAATTAGATAAGATTTGTAAGTTTGACATTTTTATGCCCCTAGTTGTTTGTTTATGTAACGAACAACCTTAGTAGGGTTGTTCGGGCTTCAACTACTGCAACTAGACAGCGGAGCTTATTTCCTTTCGGTATTGTATTAGGCTCTCTAGACCCGAACATTGAAATCACCAGATCTGGTGATTTAAATTTTAGGCATAAAAAAACCGCTGTGCTTTCGGGTGCGGATTGCCCCCC